AGAAACACGTAATATGAGGTGATTGCATGGAATATGTGCTATTCAGTGAAACTATCAAAGAATTACAAAAAATTGCTGCAAGGCATGAAAGTATTCTTGTTGCTTTTTCAGGAGGTAAAGATTCGTGGTGTTGTCTTGATTTGTGTTACAAGATATTTAAGAGGGTTAAGGCATTTTTTCTCTATTTTATCCCTGAACTTGAGTGTATCGAGGTTGAGCTTGATAAGGCAAGACAGCGATATGGCGTCGAGATATTACAATATCCTCATTGGTTATTTTTTAGATGCATTAAAGAAGGCGTGTATTGCGATTGGTACTGGAAGAATATAAACATCTGGGAACCGAAAATAAACGATATTCATATGGCTATCATTGCAGATACAGGTATAGATTTAATTTGCCAGGGGGCGAAAGAAAGCGATTCTATGTGGCGTAGACGCTATTTTACAATAAATCGGTTTGATAGGGTAATATATCCCCTCAAAAAGTGGCAAAAGATTGATGTAATATCATAGACTTTATGTTGAAAAAAACTGTGCAAAGTTTGCAAAGTTTGCAAAGTTTGCAAACGTGAAAAATGCAAATATGCTATGAGGCTACTATGGCAGGCAGGACCCTTGCGGATGCTCAAGCTGATTATGATGCTGTCCGTGCTGCATATCTCAAGGCGATCGAGGCGGAGAGTGTTGGCATGGGCGATCGTAATATCAGACGACCTCGCTCTCAAGAGCTGTATGAACAGATGATGCGTCTCGATGCTGAACTCAAGCGATTATCCCGCGGCGGCATCCGTATCCGAGGAGGGACGCCAAGTTCATGAAATATACAACCCGTGTCGGCAAACGAAAACTCGATATAGAAGATAACATCATAGACCGTATTGTCAATTTTATCGACCCTGTGCGAGGGGTTCGCAGGCTACAATCGAGATATGCCCTTGCCCTGTCAGGCATGTATTTTGGCGCATCCAACTCTCGGCGAGCGTTATCAGAGTGGAAGCCTAACGATGCCGACCCTGATGCAACAATTCAGTATGACCTATCTAACCTTCGACAACGCAGCAGAGACATGATTAGAAATACGCCGATTGCAACTGGCGCAATAAATACCGTCTGCTCAAATGTCGTTGGAAGTGGCTTACAGCTCCAATCCCATATTGATAGAAACATTCTGAATTTGTCAGACGAAAAAGCTGAAGCATGGCAGTCCAAGACAGAGTGGGAATGGAGCATCTTTTGGGATAGTAACGATACTGATGTATCTCGTATTCTCAACGGACATGGATTAACAGAGCTTGCGTTTAGGCAAGTCCTTGAAAATGGAGAGGTGTTTATTATTCTTCCACGTTTTAAACGAGGAGATATGCCATACAGTCTGAAGCTCCAACTTGTTGAAGCTGATAGAGTTTGCAATGCCAACAATGTTCCAGATTCAGACAGTCTATTTATGGGCATCAAAAAAGATTCAAACGGTGCGCCCATCGAGTATCATATATGCAATCAATTTCCATATACAACACTACCTCAAAAAGAAATGAAGTGGCAGATAATACCTGCCTATAGCGCTAAAACAGGACTAAAAAATATAATTCATTTGTATAAACCTCTGCGTCCAGGTCAAACGAGGGGCATTCCTTATCTAACGCCAGTTATAGAACCGCTAAAACAGCTTGGGAGATATACAGAATCAGAACTTATGGCATCTGTTATATCTTCAATGCTGACGGTTTTTATAAAAACAGAAAGCGGAGAGTCAATGTTTGATACCGATGAACTTGGTGTTGAAACAGGGGCTAAAGCAGATGATAAAGATATAAAATTAGCACCTGGAGCCATCATAGACCTGGCAAAAGGTGAAGATATTACAACTGTAAACCCGATGCGTCCTAATGCGACATTTGACCCGTTCGTTCAGTCGGTATTGAGACAAATCGGAGTTGCGCTTGAACTACCCTTTGAAATTCTTATAAAACACTTTACTGCTTCATATTCTGCCGCAAGGGCAGCAATGCTTGAGGCTTGGAAATTTTTTAATTCCCGCCGTCAATGGCTTGCGCAGAATTTCTGTCAACAGGTATATGAGATATGGCTATATGAAGCTGTTGCATTAGGCAGAATTTCTGCACCTGGTTTTTTTACAAGCCCATTAATTCGTAAGGCATACTCATCCGCTGAATGGATTGGTCCTGCTCCAGGACAGATAGACCCTGTAAGGGATGTTGAAGCAGCCGAAAAAAGATTATCGCTCGGGCTAACAACAAGGGCACATGAAACATCCGCCCTTGGTGGAGACTGGGATGCAAATGTATCCCAGATAAAAAAAGAAAGAAAGCAGATGTTGGAAATAGGATTAATTCAGGAAGAAAAAACAATAAAAGGGGTAGACAAAAATGAGAATAATTGATGTTCTCACATCTCCTTGGGCTATTATGCCGGAAAAATTATATGAAATACAGGCTATATATTCAACACACTTGAGGGGTGAGAAGATAGACATCAAAGGAATCGAAGCAATGCTCGGGAAACCTCTCAATAATGAGAAAAAGCCATATCAAGAAATTGATGGCGTGGCGATTATAGATATAAACGGCATAATCTCAAAGCGTATGAATATGTTTACACAAATATCTGGCGGTGTTTCATCACAGATTGCAATGAAAGACTTTAGGCAGGCTTTTGATGACCCAGAAATCAAGGCAATCATACTTTTGATAGATTCACCTGGGGGCACAGTAGATGGCACAGAAGACCTTGCAAATACAATATACGAAGCAAGACAGCAAGATGTCAAACCTATCGTCACCTTTGCGGATGGTCTTATGGCATCCGCTGCATACTGGATAGGTGCGGCAGCAGACAGAATATATATTAGCGGCGATACAGCGCAGGTGGGTTCAATCGGTGTGGTTGCAACCCATATTGATTATAGCCAATATGAGGCAAAAATAGGCATCAAAACCACAGAAATATATGCCGGAAGGTATAAAAGGATTACATCAGAATATGAACCTTTAACGAACGAAGGTAGGCAGTATTTGCAAAATAGAGTTGATTATTATTATTCGATATTTGCAAACACGATGGCACGATTCAGACCCGAAAAGCTACAGATACCAGAGGATGACGGTGTGATTCCCTGGGCTGATGGCAAGGTCTTTATCGGCAATCAAGCTATAGACAATGGTCTTGTGGACGGTGTATCCACGTTTGACCGCTTAATTGAAATGCTTTCGCAAGATGGCAAAACGATGATTATTAAAGAAAAAATCAACGAAGAAACCAAAAGGAGGTTGCAATGGAAATAACAATAGAAAGTCTTAAACAGGCATATCCTGAAATAATAGCAGGTATCGAGAAAGAAGCCTTTGATAAAGGCTTTTCACAAGGTATGGCAAAAGGCATGGAAGATGGCATTAAGACCGGGGCCGAGAAGGAACGGGAGAGGATTAAAGCCGTTGAGGAAAATGCACTGCCAGGACACGAAAAACTAATCGCAGAAATGAAATATGATGGGAAAACGACAGGTGAACAGGCAGCAGTGAAGATATTGCAGGCTGAAAAATCATTAAGGTCGATAAAACTGGATGATTATAAAGCGGATTCGCCACCTGTTGTCGATATTGCTGAGCCAAAAATGGATGACAAACAAGCAGTAGACGAAAGCAATATGACACTTGAGGAAAAGACAAAAAAGACATGGGATAAGGATGCAAAGCTTAGAGAAGAGTTCAACGGCAATTTTGAATCATATAAAGCCTATGTCGAGGCATCAGAAGCAGGACTTGTAAAAATTTATAAAAAATAAGGGAGGTAAACAATTATGGCACTATCAGCAGATGCAATATTAACCTTTGAAACACCAGGTTATGACGATAAACCCGTTAAAGAAGCTACAAAGATATATAAGGGTGCAGCCGTTGGGGACGATGGCCACGGCTATATGCGCGGGCTTGTTGCCGGCGACCCTTTTCGTGGTTTCGCAGATGCTCAGGCAGACAATTCAAGTGGTGCAGCAGGCGATATTAATGTGCGCCTTATAACCAAAGGGCTTGTAAAATTAACCATTTCCGGTG